GCGGTTATTGAAGGGCTGGACGCTGATGGCAAAAGTCATGTACCCGGGCTGGAGGGCGTACAAGGCATCAACCATGACGTGGCCGACAAAGCGCCACGGCAGAACCCGGGTGCCTCTGAAAGTCGGGCACCTGCTGCTGGTAACGGCAATAAAGAACTTGACATTGGCTCTCCTGTCTCTACTCCTCCTGTACCCGCACCGGCAGCAGCAGGGCGGCCTCGCTAGGATTTTCTTCCTTTTTCCTGTCCTCTCGCTTCATCAAACGGTAACATTGCCGTGGTAGTATGGAATGAGAGAGGATATACAAGGCGCATGGCCGAAGAGAAAAAGATCAGCATTCTAACCTCCCCACGCGAGGCGCTGCTAAATATGGCGCCGCAGGATTACCGTGACCAGATCGACGCCGTCATCACCCTTTCTCTGAAGAATCTGGGCATGGCCTACGATACCGGAAAATCCGGCGTCATCACCATGACGGAGGAATTTCGTGCAAGCCCCCTCTGGTCAGGGCTGGCAAAAAAACTCGGCGACAAAACGACCGTCACCTTTGACGAAATGCGCGAATATGTCATGGAGGGGCTGGGCGTGGTCGTCACCCAGAAAAATGCGCTGGCCGCCTATCTGGATAAAACCACCCAGGGCGAGTTCCGCGATAATGCTGAAGCCTGGTGGAAGCAGAATTTCGGCGAGCCTGTTTCCATTGAAGAGTTCATGACGCAGAAGAATACCATCGACCCCCAAAAAATGGCTGCCATGGCCAGTGACCCGATCTATCTGGCCACGCTGGAAGGTATCCGCCAGCAGATTAAGGACGAAACCCCTTCCTATATGCTCGCACTGGCGCCACTGGTAGATAAAAACCCGGACGAAGGCGCGAAGGCGCTCGCTTACATCGTCGCCGACAACGCCAAACAGGCAAGCAATACGGGGAATATGCTCTCCTATGTCTGGCAGGCGGCACGGGAAGATGTGGAAGGCGGCACGGGGTGGCTTCGCACTATCGGCAAGCTGGCGGCCACGGTGCTGGGCGACACTATCGTGGGACGCTGGGTTTCCGACCTCGCAGGGGGCAACTACCGCCAGCGCGCAGCGGAAATAGGCATTGAGAAAGTGGGGCAATCCACCGCTCACTACCTTGCAACCCACTACCATATGTTTGAAGGCGACGCCTATAATGTCGCGCAGAATATCTACCGCCAGGGCATGAAGTCCCAGGGGTTTGAAGTGACCTCTACTCCCTTCGATGCTAAAAAAGAGGAAGCCGTCCGCCGCGAGCTTCCTTCCTACAGTCTACGCAAACGCTACGCCGCTGCCCAGGCACTGGTCGCCGAGTTGCCTCATCAACAAGCCGCGGCACCTGCCCCGGCGGTTGATACGGGAACCCCCGCCTCCCCTTCGACTGCAGAAAACACTCCTGCTCAGGCGGATTATACGGGTGGGGATGCGTTAGGACTTCCCGGCCTTTCCACTCCGCGTGATGTGGAGGCGGCACCAGCTCAAAACGCTTTCCTACAGCAGCAGTACGATGCCGCAAAAGAAGCTGTCGTTGGCAATAATGAATTTCACTATCCCGATATACTGGCCGCCGATCTTGGCGCATTGGGTATGAATAGCACCGCGGAACAGGCGAAGTTCCGCACCGCCGTCGGCCTGAGCCAAACGGTGGAAGGCATCACCACCGCTGTGATGAGCTATTTTCCCAACGTCAAAGCATCCGATTTCCACGCGGATAATCAAGACAATGTCTATGTGACGATTAATGATAAAAATTATTATCTGAACTCTTCGGGTCTTTCTTCGCAGGACATGCCGCGCCTGGTCATGGAAAGCGCGTTGATGCTCCCGGTCGTAGGCTGGGCAGGTCGCGGCGCTCTCGCCGCTGAGGCAGGTATTGTGGGAGTCCGCGCTTACCGGGCGATGAGCGCCTTACGCACCCTTAGCGCGGTGGCGGCCACGGATTTTGGGATCGATCGGGTGGCCAATGCATTTAATGGCGGTGAACCAGTAAGCGCGGAAGGATTGGGAAAGAACCTGCTAAGTGTTATCAATTATGCACCTGCAGCGCGTTTAGGCAATCACCTGCTCGGCCAGATAAGTGAAAAAATATTACGCGGCAGTGCCCTGACCCAACTCGAAAGAGTGCGCGCCGCTGCGCAGGGTGTAGACCTTGGAGAGCTGACCGAGCGTTTGGTTACGGCGACAGCTAGCCAAATGGAACGACTCGCAGCAGTACGAGGGGTGGCTATCCCTGCGGGTCTTACCGCGATTGCCGCAACCGCTGATGCCGCACATGTCGGCGATCCTGTCCCTTATAAAGAGGTGGATACCTCTGCCCCGCTTAAACCCGAAAAAACACCGGCCAGAGCCTCGGCTCCTGAGCCGGAATTCTACCTCAACGGCCCGTAGCTGCCTTGAAATCTTAACCCTATTTTACCATCTCCTCATTATACTCCACCTTATTTCCGTTATAAGTAACCCTTTGTTGATGCTATGAATCTGAAATTACACCTTCTTGTTTCCGCCGTTTTTTTAGTGCTCATTTTTGGCGCGCTGGTTTATTTCAGTGCGCTGACACCCCAGCCTCAGGAGCCACTCCCCGTTACCAAAGACCGCTTTATCCAGATAAAAAGCGCCACCTGGGGAGAAAACTGCAATGATTTTATTCGGACCCAGCGCGATCATCTTAAAAATTCCCCTGCTGATACCCCTGTGCCAGAACCTGTGCGTAAAAACAACGCTTTGCGGGTGGTTTCCTCTCTTTGCAACGGCAAGGAAACCTGCCAGTTTACGCTGGCTGAAGAGTCCCTCGGGTTTGATCCCGCTCCGCAATGCGATAAAAATATGGAGCTGGAATATCGGTGTTTTCTCACGGATATAGCGCATAGTCAGCCCGCCTCTTACGGGGAAAGCGTGTATATTGACTGCACGGACACAGCAGAATAAACCATCGATATGGATGATCTCAGCACAATCCTCCCTGCCCATATCCCCCTGAAATGGGTCATTCTGATTGCCCCGTTATTTATTCTGATCGCCTGGCACCATTACCAGCATTTATACCTTCAGTCCTTATCGCGTAAGCCCACGGCTTCTCACTTCAAGGAGATGTTTACCTCTCTCCGCTGGCGCGGGGGGCAGGTCGCCGCCATCTGGGTGATTTCCGTGCTGCTCGTGATGTATGGGGACATACGTTATTACCGCCTGCTGGCGCAGGTCGAGGCGCTGGGGTTATTGCAAGAGGAAGATGCGCCCGCGGAAAACGAACTGGAGCCGCTTGATTTTTCTTCTGCCCCCGCCGCGCCCCCCGCTGCGGAAGCGGCCGCGCCCGATCCCGATACGCTGGAAACAAAGCTGGACGAATTGAAATTCCGTTATGAAGACGCATTCGTCAGTTATTTTTATCTTCAGCGGTGCAAACAGGCGGACATCACCGATCTTGCCCATATCAACGAAGCCCTGGCTGCCGAGGTAAAATCCATAGGCGCGCCCGCCGATGTGCAATACTCCATTTATTCCGCCGCTCAGGGCTCGTTCGAAAGCATTTATGCAGATACCCCCTGCAACCCCGCCTACTTAAACCCTGTAATGCAACAATTTAAAGGTTTTATGCAGAAAATTCGCTAGTTTCCGGGAATTTTCTTTAACAAAAAATTTATTTTATGCGGGCAGAATAAAGGGGAATGTTTGGCGTGCCAAGCGATGTATAATAGTGTGTCTACATAAAACAGCCCATGAAACGTTTTCTCATTCTGCTTGGTTTATGCCTCATCCTGCTGGGCGGAGGAATCCTGGGACTGAAGTTCCTGCAACCCACCACCTTTAATGCGCTGATGATCGCCTTTGAGCTTTCTCCCAATGCGAAAGAAGAGAAAGCGCGTCTGGACAGAATCAAATTGCTGGCGATTTCAGAGGAGAAAAAAAGAATCCTCGCCAGCAAGACGATTTTTCTGGGTGCCAGCCTCAATATGACGGAGCTTGCCCTCGGCAATCCCATCAAAGTGTACAGCTACCCGGATAACTCCCCTCGCGTGGATCGGTGGGTGTATTATTTTGCGGATGAAAGCCGTCCGACGATACTGGAGTTTCATGACAACAAGCTGGCATCTGCGTATAAAGTCTCAGCCCATAAACTGGATCTTCCCACCTCTGAGGAAACGACACGTCAAGAGCTGACTCCCGCCACAGCTTCCGTCCCCGCCCCTGACGCTCCATAAGCTCAGGCATCCGTATAGGTTGCTTCCCCGGTGCTCTCCAGGCTCAGGCGATAGGCCAGCGTATCGCGCAGGTCGGCATGGCGCTCATACAGCGCAACGATACACGGCACCGCAATGCTGCCGCCACTACCAAAATCCATCCGCCAGTGCGCAGAGGAACCACTAAACGCCAGTGAACGCACTCTTTCCTCCCCCGCGCTGTCGGTGAACTCACCATCGCCCGTAATACGGATCTGTCTGCTGCCACACGCATCGCGTAGCGTTTGCCATCCGGCATCGCCCAGATACGGCGCAGCGATCACCTGCCTGCCCACACTTAAGCGGGAAAGCGTCAGCCCGCCAAGGGAGAGAAAAATCTCCGGCGCGCCTCCATTGCCTACGGCAAGCGTAATAAGCCGTCCATTTTGTCGTGTCATAGAAAACTCCTTAGGCTGTGTCCCCCAGTGATGGATAGACTGCGGGCGCTTCAGCTATGTTACGCATTATATTCCTTCCACCAGCGCGACCACCGCGGCCGTCCCTTGCCAGGTCATGCCGTCGCGCAACATTTCCACCCGCGCATGTTCCACCCGCATCCACACGATCCGACCGCCGCCGGAAAGTGCGGGTGCCTGAAAATGCAGTACGGTGTGTATCCTCTCCAAAACATCGAGCGCCTGCTTACGNCCGCCACTGCGCGAATATACCCTCAGCTCCAGCCGTATCTCTTCTGCCGGGTCGGTGGCATTGGAAGCATCCTTTGCCGTGGCTTGCGAAAACAGTACATACGGCATGGCCGTGCCTTCAGGGACGCGGTCATACAGTCCCGTAACCAGCGCCATGAGCGCGGAATCCGCCGTCAGCGCGTCATAGATCGCTTTTTGCAATGGTTCACATCCTAATCCGCTCATGATCCCACCCCTTCTTCCACGATTAATTCCAGGCTGCGTTTCTTGCCATCGTTTTCGATCACGGCGCGTATGGCGAAGATGCGTACTCCGAACACGACGCGCATCGCGGGGGTAATTCCCTCCCGCCAGCGCAGGCGGATTCGATGCGTTATCTGCGTGGCCAGCTGACCGGATGCAAAATATTCATCGCCCCGGACGGTCGTGATTTCCGCCCATACCGTGGCGACCGTTTGCCAGTCGCGTGTAAAGCCCCCTAACCCGTCCGGCGTCAGCGTGGCTTCCTCAATACGAATACGCTGGCGCATCCCCCCTGCCAGCACCATCCCCTTCTCCTTGCCCCGTGTCATAAGGACACCTCGCGGTGCGGTACATACAGAGCCAAAGCGGCGTCCGGCAGACCCGCCGCAAGAGCGCGCCCATCATACATCTCTGCCAGATGCGCGAGCATCCCCTGCCTGATGCTGCCTGGCACATCCGTTGCCGTGCCATAGCCCGCCAGGTACAAAATCTCCACCTGAAAGGCGGAAGGCGCCTGATCGAAACACAGGCGCGTGCGAGCCGCATTGAGGTGATAGAGTGCTGTATCCATGATTTCAGGCGACCCATCTTCCGCCAGCAGGGTCACCGAAACGATACTCGTCACCGGCCCCATGGGCAGGCGGGGGGCGAGCGGTGCGTACTCATCGTAGAGCAACCGCCACTGCCTGCTTACCAGCGTCCGCCGTAAATAATGTTCCGCTGCGCGTCGTACCGCCACGATCATCTGCCCGATCAGATCATCCTCATCCGAGCCATCCACACGCAGATAAAGCTTCGCCTCCGTCAGGGTTAATGGCTCCTGGGCGGGCTGAGTGGCCTCTTCCAGTAAACGCGCCCTATAATCCTCGCTCATACACTCTCCTTCTTCCTCGTTGTTTTTTTGGGCTTTATTTCTTTTGCCGAACCGGACGCCAGAAATGCCCGCGCCAGCCCATCGGTGAGGGTGTATTCCTTCCCCGCTTCAAAACAGCGCACGCAAAAACCGTCCTCAGACCCGCGACGGGTCTCAAGCATTCTGATGTTCATGATAGGTGATCCTTTATAGAAACAAGCGTCCCACGCTCAGGAGTGGGAGGCGCGCCGTGCCGTAATTGTTATGGTTGCCGTAAGCCGTGTGGAATGATCTTTATGCCCATCCCTTAGCGAGGGGGAGCATGTTTAATTTCGTTGGCATAGACTTTGTCGAGAACCCCCAGCGATCCCGCCCAGCCCATGAGATTAGGCAATTGCCAGGTCACCAGGTACCGCGCATTTTCTTCCGCCGACTTATCGTCCTTGATTCCCACTTTCTTCAATACGTTATGCGCCAGGGAATGCTGCATTTTCTCGCTCATTTCAGGCAGTCCGGCCGTGAGCACCAGCATGGAGCCCAGCTGCGCACCGCGATCCACCGTGGTTGCGAGCGCCATTTTCTTCGTGCCTTGCCAGAACGTGCCGCTCATATGCAATCCCAGCATATGATCCAGCAACCCCTGCACCGCCGTTTGCCCAATCACCGCGCCGCCCGCCATCAGGGAGTAATTCACCAGCCCTTCCGCAAAATATTGTGCGCGATCATGCGGGTTCATGCGATGCCGCAATGCCACCCCCTCCTGCCCTTCAAAGCCGGGCATTTTATCCGCCAGCCAGTCGAACTGAGCCATGTGCGGCTCTATGACATATTTTGCCATAAAGCTTTTCAGCCCGCCTAGCTGGCTGGGCGTCATCTTTTCCGCGCAGTAAACCGCCCCGATCGCCGCGCCCATGCTGGCCAGCTCCGCTCCTCCGCGTGCGGCGACCAGACGCAGACGTCTGTCCGCCACCTGTCCGGGAGCAGGCGGTTGAAGACTGGGAAGACGGATTTTCGCCATATTACACTCCTCCATCTTCCAGTGTAGCGAAAAACGGAAAGGCAGGGTATGACGTTTTAGTGAAGATTCGGTGGCGGGATCTAGCCGTTTGCAGACTGGGTATCGACGATATTATGCGTCAATTCACCCGCATGTTGGGCATCGGGAATATCGATCATCATTTTATGGTTGAAACCATAGTCACGTTCCATGCGCGTGCGGACATCCTCATCGGGATCCCCTTCCCCCGCCTCGATAATCACCCCGTAATCCTCCGGGTAGAACATCCCCGTCTTTTGCGCCTGCATAAAATCCTCCAGGCGGTCGGCACGCACGGCCACATACGCATAGATGGCGTCCCCTTCCGGGCTTTCTCCCCGGACAAGAAGGACGCACACCGTTTTTTCGGCAATGATCTGTTCCGATCGGCTGAGTTGAGTCACTCAAAACTCCTAGATATTCATAAATATTTCTAGTGTTGATGGTACTTAACCAATGTTAATTGGTCAAGCACATGCAAATAAATACTTTTAAGAATACCTGTAATATAGGGGTTTGTTGCAGGCTGCGCACACATTCGAGGCTATATCCTATCCCGAAAATGGCTAGTGCGCAGCCTGCAGAAGACGGCTTATACAGCGAGCTTAAGCAGCTTTATCGCCTGATAATTCACCACTTCTCCGCCCACACGGCGCGTGGTGTAAAACTTGATGAAGGGTTTTTCCGTAAACGGATCGCGCAAAATACGCAATCCCACCCGATCCACCACCAGATACGCCCGACGGAAATCACCCACCGCCACGGAAAGCGAATTGGTTGCCGCAACCGGCATATCCGCCGCCTGCATTACGGGGATGCCCAGCAGCGTATCCGGCGCCCCGGCGGCCAGACCGGGCTGCCAGAGATACTGGTTGGTAGTGGCTTCCTTCAGCAGGCGTACCGATTGCAGCACGGAACGGTTCATCAGGAAGGTGGCGCTGCGGGCGTGTTCCTCCTTCAGCGCATAATACAGCTTGATAAGACTGTCCGAGGTGACCGCCCCATCGCTGCCGGAGTTGATCTGCTCGATCTGCCCCCAGGAGGTACCCGCCGTATAGCTGAGAATTCCCTTGGGCTGACCGCTTCCCGAGCCGCTGATAAATCCTGTGGCTTCAAGGCGGGCAAATTTCTCCGCTACTTTCTGCGCAATCCACTGCTCGATATTGATGGAGGCGTCATCCACGAGTTTCTGCGTGGCTTTTGGCTGAGCATACATCTCATGGACGGAGATAGAATGTTTGCCAATCTGAGGGGTAGTCGTATCAGATATAGCACCTGTTTCCGTTGTCCAGGAAGCCGCGGACTCTCCCGTATCCTCAATCACATCCAGCGCGTCGGTGGAGATGGTTTCGACGCTGGCAAGCTGACGAATGGGCGATGATTCGTAGATGGTGCGAGCCACGGTATCGCTCATCGCTTCCGTGACGAGATACCCGCCATCCGGATCGGAGCCCACAGACAGCGCCTTGGATTGCATCTCGCCTAAACCCGACTCCATCCCCTTGCGCAGGTAAGAGGTGAACGCCTTGCGATAGTCGCTGTCATAGGCGGATTTTTGCCCGTACTCACCGCTTACCCCCAATTCAGGGCGACGCCACACCGTCTCCAGATGATCGACGCGCCGCTTATTCTGCTCCAGTTGCTGGTTCAGCGTGCTTAAATGCTCCATGTAAAGCGGATCTGCGTGACCTTTCTTTTCGATCTCGTTCAGACGGTCGTCGTTGACCTGCTTAAACTGCTCCCAGGCATTGCCCAGATGATAGACGCGCTCGGTAATTTCCTCGATACTCATAAAAGAACCTCTTTTGTTGTTAATATTCATTGTTTTTAATGAGAAACACCCGTTATTCACTCAGTTGCGCGTGAAATCGTCATCAAATCGTCACTTTTTATCCGTCCCCGACTTGCATATGGTTAAGGGAAGAGTTATAATGATCTTAAGAAAATAATATTCTTTATTAATCAGCTGGCTGGCGAGGTTTGCATGTTGTCTGGAAGAGAGCAGTCGTTCCGTTTTGCATCAGCAAGCACAAAAATTACCCCGCCCACTTTTTTCCAGCATGGCCCTGCGCATTCCACCAGTGAACAAGCGTTGAAACTTGCCCGGTTTGCCTATGTTCGCGCTCAGGGCAACAACCCCGCCTCCCTTACCAAAAGCGGTCTGGAAGGCGTCACCATCATTCAGACCGTTTCCAAAGCCATTGAACGCGCTTTCAAGGATGAACAGTTCAGTCGCCTTACGTTTGACCAGCAGGAAATCGCCGCCGCCCACCTGACCAACCAGTGTATTGCGGGGCTGCGGGTCGTTCAGGCGTTGCAAGGGGCGATGATGAACCCCTACACCATGGCCACCCAGCTAAAAAACAACGCCTTGCGCCCTCAGGATCGGCATAATGTGTTCGACCATATTATTTCCGCGCATCGCCCGACCAGTCAGGTTTCCCATATCGCCTCCCATGAGATAGATTCATTGCCTACGGGACATGCATAAATTCTCCAGCCGGTTTCTGGCCTGCTCCAGCGTCGCCGCCAGCCGCATGACTTCGCCCCTTGAGATCGCCTGATTCCATTGTTTTTCTTCTGATTTAGGCTGTGTTTTTCCTTGTTTGACGACGGTCACCCGTGCGGCGTCATTGGCGGGAAACGTCACCAGGCTGATCTCCCATAAATCCACCGCCAGCAATCTGCGTACTCCTTTTTGCCCGTCGGTCTTCCAGTTGCGCGGCGTATAGCCGATGCTCAATCCGGAAACGACCCCCTGCCTGAGCAGCAGATAGGCTTCACGCGCACGGGCAATATCCAGCAGCAGGCGGCCTTTGACATACAGGCCGCTGGCGTCTTCGCGCACTTCTTCCACCACGCCGATCGGTTCGCGCATATCGTGCTGCCACAAAAGCTTGATGTCCGATTTTCGCTGCATCAGCGTTTCCCGGAACGCCCCCGGGAGGATGACGTCATGCTGCGAATCAATCACGTTAAAAACGCTGGCATAACCTGCGAATACGCCCGTTTCATCCAGGCTTTTGAGCGAAAGCGTGNAGGCGGTGCGCTGGCGTTCCAGAGCATTGGGGGCAATTTTATGTTCAATGTCATTGGTCATGGTATAGATCTTTCTTTTTATTTGCGCCCTCGCCTCGCCTCCTGCTCGGCAAATGGCGCGCCGCTTCGCGGGCTCAGGGCTGGAGCGCACGTTCTGGGCGCTCTTTTCATCCCTAAAATTCCCGCGCCCCGTAGCCTACCGCGGCGCGCTTTTCGTCATCGCTCAGGAAATCCGCCTTCTGCAACCGTTCCCAGACGCTCTCGCGACGCGGGGCAAGGGCGGAGATTTCATCGGTATCGCCTTCCAGCCGCAATGCCTCCCCATAAAACGGCGCCAGCCACCCGGCGAGCGCCTCCAGCGTGCCGTTCATCAGCGGTAGGATGGTTTGCTCCCACAGCGCCAGCCGCGCCTCGACGAGATTTGCATAGGTATTGTCGCCCGGGATACCCAGTAATTGGGGCGGAACGCCAAAGGCCAGCGCAATATCACGCGCCGCCGCATGGCGTGCCTCCATAAAATCCATGTCCTTGGGAGATAAGCTCATCTCCCGCCAGTCCAGCCCGCCTTCCAGCAGCAGCGGACGCCCTGCATTGGCCGCCCCGGAGAACTGTTCGTCCATCTGCTGTTTGATGCGCCAATACTGATCCTCGCTGAGCTGGCCAGTAGCTCCTTCGCCCATTTTAACCACTAATGCGCCGGTTGGACGCGCCCCATTTTGCAAAAGCGACTGGTTCCACGCCGCTGACTGGTTATGCTGATCGATGCTGTACGCCGCCGCTTCCACCGGCGACAATCCGTACCAATCGTCCATCGGATGAAAATCCTTCAGATGCAGGATGCGCGATGCCCCTGTGATGGGATCCACCGGGAAATCCGCCGTCTCCTCGCCCACCCTGTAGCGATAGGCTTGCGGCATCCCGAACCGTCCGGCGATGACCTGCACCCGGTCGGGGCGCAGCAGATGCAATTCCCGTGGCGCTTCCCCACCCGGCCCCGCGGCCTGAATGAAAACATTGCCCGACAGTAAGCGGTACACATATAACGCTTCCCAAAAGGCCGAACCGTTTTGCATGGGATTGGGGCGGGAAAGCAGCGCCAGCAAAGGATGGCTGGCAATCTCCTGCCTGGCGCCGTCCGCCTCCCGCCCGTACATCAGCACCGGAACGCTGGCCGCGCCCTTGGCGATCAGCGTGATGGCGCGGTAGGCGATGACATTGCGCCGGTATGCCTCTTCGGCGAATTTCGCGTAATTACGCCCGCTCCATACCGGCTGACCGGGGGACTGCACATAGCTTTGCAGCGCACCGTACCAGGAGGGCAGGCTTGCCTTGCGCTGCGGTTGCTGCGTCTGGAATAACCCTTTGAGTCTCATGCTGTCCTCACTCTTTTTGCATCCTACATTTACGGTTGTACGGGGAGCGCGGATGACCCGGAAGGGAGAAAAGAAGCAGAATCACATTATTGTCTACAGATTGTCATAATCCCTTAACATGTAGGTGGTATGCTGATGATTGTCATAGACTAAATATACATGGTAGGGGCAAGACGATGGCAGAGGAAACAAAAACCGTAAAAGATATCCTTGCCGCAAAGCTTGAAGAATTAGGCACATACGAAGATCATAAATTTCCTACCACATCGGCCACTGTCGATTTAACCGATCAGGTGAATTGGCTTTTAGGCGCTATCAAGAACGATCCTGCCGCAGAAAACACACCATTATCTGAGAGCGATCTGAGAGAATTTTGCAAAAATGCAAGGCAGAGACAATATAACGCCTCTAAGAAGCCAGAAGACGCTGCCAAAGACTCTCCGCAAGAAAAGCCGGGGGAGGAAAGATCTGCAGCGGAAAAATATAAGGATTCTCTTGCTTTTGATCCACTGGACGCGGGGTTTACTTTTAACGACCGGCACCAGAATGTTGACGATTTAATTACGAAAGCAAAAGCGGCGCATGTGCCTCCTCCCTCGGAACTCTCTCCCCCAGATGAAATAGCCCCACCTGCGGCGTCTGAACCAGCAGCGCCGGAACCAGCCGCCTCCCCCGCCATCAGCGATGACGATATAAAAGCGGTCAGGAACCTGCAAAAAGAATTTGCGGACGCCAAACCCGGCGACAAAAAATTCATTGGCGAAGGCAGGCAGGGGGTGGATCGGGACGACAGAACCAAACTGGTGCAGACCCAATTGGCGGCGCTGGGCTATGATGTCGGCACGATTGACGGCGATTACGGCCCGCAAACGGCGGCGGC